ACCGTTTACTTTTTCTTTCCAACAAGTTGGTACAAACTGTGGATTGATTGGACAGAACGCAGCTGTTGAAGTTGATGGTACAGCGTATTGGATGTCAGAAAATGGTTTCTTTAGATATGCTGGTAGACTAGAGTCATTACCATGTTTGGTTGAAGACCATGTATTTGATGACATAAACACTATACCTAAACAACATATCAATGCAGGACTTAATAACTTGTTTGGTGAAGTTATATGGTTTTATCCAAACGCAGGTTCTGGAACTGTAAATAGAATGGTAGCATACAATTATCTAGACTCAAGCGCCGAGCGACCAGTATGGACTACAGGGACATTAGCTAGAACAGCATGGCAAGACTCAGCTGTATTTGGTAAACCACATGCAACAGAATATGACACAAGTTCAAACGGTACATCTGGCTCTTCTACATTTGTTCAAGGTAATACAGATGGTGTTAGTTATTATTATGAACACGAAAAAGGATTAGATCAAGTTAGAGAAGGTGCAACTACATCAATCACTGCATCAATTGAATCTGGAGATTTTGATATAGGTCAACAAGGTTTATCAGGTGATGGTGAGTTTATGATGAAAATAAGAAGAGTATTACCAGACTTTTTATCACAAACAGGTGATGCAAGAGTTACATTAAATTTAAGAGATTTTCCAAATGACACACAAGCTAGTTCATCACTAGGTCCATTTACAATAAGTAGTAGTACACAAAAAATAGATACTCGTGCAAGAGCAAG